CCCATGGCGATGGTCATGGGGTCGTGGATCATGATGACCGCCGTGGGAGAAACCTGCACTGTGTCCCCCGACATGGCGACGACGGAAGCCGCCGATGCCGCGATGGACGCGATCCTCACGGTGACATTGCCGGGATAGTCCCGGATCATCGTGTAGATCTCCGCGGCGGCGAACACATTGCCCCCGGGGGAATTGATCCACAGCGTGATGTCGCCTTCCTCCGCATACAGGTCGTCGCGGAATGCCCTGGGCGTCACCTCGTCACCCCAGAATGATTCCGAGTCAATCGGGCCTTCAAGGCGGAGCACCCTGCCGCCGTCCTCGTCCCTGATCCAGTTCCAGAACTTCTTCATTCCTTCCTCGCTTTCCGGGGCTTCGTGCCCCGACTGCCGGCCTTCCGGCCCTTGCCGCTCCCGGCATCTTCCTTGCTGCTGCCCCCGTCTTCTCCGTCCTCTTCTTCAGCCTCCCCTCCTCCCTTCTCCGTCTGCTCTTCCTGACCCTCTTCCGGCTCACCTTCGGCTTTCTCCCTCTCCGCCACGGCATTGGCCCCGTAGGCGGATCCGGCATCCTTGAGCTTGACGTAGCTGCCGTTGAGATAGTAGTCATCCCCGCCTTCCTCTGCCGGTATCGGGTCGAGGTCTTCGAGCCTGCGGATGTCGTTGGGGCTCATGAAGCCGTTGGAGAACGCGACCGCGTAGCCGTCCATGCGGCTCTTGTAGTCGCCGCGCATCAGGCCGTCCACGTTGAACTTCGGGAAGTACTCGTCCTGCTCCTCCTCCACGAGGACGTCCTTGATAATGGCCTGCTCGATCCTGGTAAGCCAGGGCATCAGGGTGTGCATCACGAAGTCGATGGACTGGTGCTCTATGTTGTTGAAGGTCGCGCGTTTCAGGTCCTGCACCATATGAGGAGGCACCCGGAAGATCCTGCAGATCTCCTCCACGCCGAACTCCCTCGTGGAAAGGAACTGCGAGTCCTCCGGCGGCAGGGAGATCGGCTTGTACGACATCCCCTCCTCTAAAACTGCCACCTTGTGGGCATTGTTCACACCGCCGTATGTGTCCATCCAGTTCTCCCGGATCCGCTCCGGGTTTTTAAGGACGTTCGGGTGCTCCAGGACGCCGACCGGCTGTGCACCGTTCTTAAAGAACGAAGACCCGTACTTCTCCACGGCGAGCATCGTCCCCAGGGAATTCTTCATCATGGCGATGGGACTGAAGCCTACAAGGCCGTTGAAGCCGAGGCCGGGAATGTGGAGGATCTCCTCCCTCCGGAAGATGATCTCCTTGTTCGTCTCCCCGGGCACCTCGTTCGTGTAGGCACGGTAGATGTAGTAGAGGTTCCCCGCGTCATCGCGGTCGATGTCCACGTTCTCGGGCAGGAGCGGGTACAGCCCCAGGACGCCGTTCTTCCCGTCCCTCACGATCTGCGCATAGGCGTTCCCCCACAGGAGGAGGTGCGTCATCATCGCCTCCCGGAAGGAGAAGCTCGTCATCTCCGGGTTGGGCTGCCGGTGGAGGATCTTGTACAGCGGGTGGTCCACTGCCATCTCCTTGCCCCTGCTTGTACCGGTTCCTCCGTGGTTCCTGCCACCGCTCTCGCCTCCCTTGCCGCCCTTACCGTCCCTGCCGCCGGAGCTGCCGGAGCTGGTGGAGCTGCCAGAGCCGCCGTCCGTGTACCTGTACAGGTGGAAGGGGAGCGCAGCCACGGACTCCGCGAGGAGCCGCACGCAGGCGTACACGGTGGAGATCTGGAGCGCCGCCTTCTCGTCCACGTTCTCGCCGCTCTGCGCCCTGCCGAAGGTAAAGATCGTACCCGAGTCGCGCACATCATCGTAAAAGTCCGGGATGTTTCCGATGCTCCCGTAGCCGTTCTTCGTGAACCTCCACAGCCCCGCCCCCGGCTCGTCCCTGGGCCTCCCAAAGCCCAGCCATTCAATGAATCCCATGGTCCGTCACCTCCTGTTGTTCCTGTTACTCCTGCTGTTCCTGTTGTTCCTGTTACTCCTGTTATTCCTGCTCCCCGTAGTCTCCGGTATCTACAACATCCCCGGCATCCGTTCCTGCCGGGACAGTCTGCGTTTCAAACTCCCTCGCCACTATGCGGGCAAGCACCCTGCGGATCTGCCCTGCGTCTTCCACAGTGGCCGTCCCGTTCAGGATGACATCCCGGAAGACTGTGAGCAGCTCCCTCTTCTGCGGGTTCGTGAGTTCCTTTTTCTTCAGATCCACCAGTTCCATCTCCATTCCCTCCGATCTGCAGCCTCTGTCGTTGCCCACAGCTGTTTACTTCACTCCGATCAGGCTCCTGAACACTGACTCATACTGCCTCTTCGTCAAGAACAGCATCTTCGGATGGTACGCCTCCCGTGCGTGCTCCCGGATTACCTTGTCCACTTCCTCCGGGGCAAAGTCGCGTCTGTCGTAGAGCGCGACCTTCTCCGTTACGGGGCCGTCCCCGTACTGCTCCGTGTATTCCGTCTTGAAGATTTGGTGCTTCATAGTTCCTGTCCCTCCCTTTTCCCTCCCCACTTTGTAAAGTGGTATTCCTGTGGCGTGTCCAACTACCGCAGCCGGATTGGTCAGAACACATACAGCCCGCGTTCGTCGTACACGCTGCCCTGCTGTTCGTGCCTGACGCACCGGTCGAGGGCCATGATTGCGGCGACCACGCCGTCGATCTTTCCATTGCTGCGCTTCTTTGTGGGCTTTATATTGCCCGCCGGATCAACATCGATGACAACATTGCCACACATCCATCTGAATACCGGGTTTCCCCCATGCAGGATGTTTCCCTTCATCATCTGCTCATAGAACTCTTTGGATGGCGCACTCATGCTGGAATAGCCCTGTCCGAAAGGGACGACAGTCATTCCCATCTCAGTCAGCCGCTCTACAAGCATGTTGGATCCCCACCTGTCAAACGCGATCTCGCAGATGTGGTACGACTGCGACATCTCCCCGATTGCCTTCTCGATATAGGCATAGTCGATAACGTTGCCCGGAGTGGAGTCCAGATACCCCCTTGCCTTCCAGGCATCATACGGATACCCTGTCTGCCTGACCCTCCGGGGGATCGTTTCCTCCGGCACCCAGAACCGGAATAGGAGGATGTATTTCTCGTTTTCCGTCCTGGGTGGGAACATCAGCGCCATTGCTGTAATGTCCTCTGAACTTGACAGGTCCAGGCCAGCGTAACAATCCCTCCCATAAAGCGAGGGCATGTCGATTGGCTCATCCCCTTTCGCCACAATGGAATCCGGGATCCACGCAACAGAACTCCCGACCCATTGGTTCAGCCGCAGCCATCTGAAAGTGACTTCATCAGCTGGATTCTGCAGGGCTTCATTAAAGGCATCACGCATGCGGTCGATCTTGACGGTGTATCCAAGCGACGGGTTGACTTTGTACCAGTTGCGCTCATCAGTCCAGTCCTCGTCCATGTCGAGGCTGTAGACCACCGGGTAAAATGACGGGTCAGACCTTTTACCGGCAAGTATGTCCTTCGCCTTGGTGTGCAGCTCATAACCTATTGAATCCCGGTTATTCCCCGCTGTCGTTATGATGAATGCCAGCGGGTTGCGGCGGGCATCGGACGCCCCTTTCGTCAGGACGTCGTATAATTCCCTGTTGGGCAAGGCGTGTATTTCATCAAAGACAAGCCCTGATACATTCAGCCCGTGCTTTGTGTTGTGCGTAATAAGCCCGTCCGTGCAGTGCGTCTGGAACCTCTCCATTTCAAATGAGATGGTCTTCCTCATTCCTGCCGGTTCCGCTTTCCAGACCTTGTCTGACTCGGACGCCCGCTGCAGGCATCTGATTTCCCGTCCGGCAAGCTTTTCCAGCCTTCTGCGCTTTGATGGCTGCACCATGTATGGGGATAGTGCCTCCCACAGTTTTCTCAGCTGGGGAATTCCGGACACTGTCACCTTGAATTCTGACCTTGTCGAAGCATTGATCCCAAGGCGGGCCAGGAGCACCCGAACCTGTTCTATCGCATCCGCGCTGACAGAGCAGATGAACGCCTGCCCTTTCCCTTTCGGATCCTGTTTCGTAACGCACCCGTCCGTATCCATGTATCCGGCGAGGAATGCGGACCACGCCTCGCGCCCTCCCCGCAGCACTGCGTCAGGAACTGTTTTTGTATAGCATTTGGAATCCTGGCCGAAGTGCTCCCTGATCCATTCCCGCCCAGGGCTCTTCCGCCTTTTTCCAACGCCCATCACAAGATGCTCGACTGGATCCTGGTACAGGTCCTTCCCCTCCTGCTTCTGCCTCGTTGAGTAAACGGATTTCATGCCGCTTCCGATGCTTTCGAAGAAATGGGAGAGCTTGTCAATTACTTCCCTGTCCGGATTGATGAACCTGAAATGCGTGCAGTCCCCGTCTCCCATCCACGCGCCGAGCGCCCACGCTTCCAGAGGGCTGATGACGTCTTCCGGCGGCTTCCACCCTGTAGGCCAGCCAAGGCTGACGGCAAGGCGGTCATTCACATGCAGGAAGGATGCCTGCTCCCAGTCGTACACATGCGTCAGATCCTGCATCCGCCTCCCTGGCTCCATACGGTAGAAGGGATGGTTTGCGGAAACCGTGGTCTTCCTGCCGTGATGGGTCGTTATCTCTATGGTTTCAGACGGTTCCTCTTCCCTGGCTGAAATGATTCTGTCAAATACCGGGGCAAGGCCGTCAAAAGAAAGAACCACGTCCCCTGGTTTCACTTCATCGGCCCTTCGGAGCGTCCCGTCCTCCATCTGCATAAGGGTCTCCGGCGTGACGCACCCCACCTCTGCGGACAGCACCTGGTAGAACCCGGCATTGCTGTAGTTCACGAGCCTCTTTGTTGCCGCCATGATCTTCGAGCGTTTAAGCAGCGCAGGGTTCAGTTCCACCATCCGCTTCGCAGTGTCAAACACGATGGACGCCTGGGACCGGTCTGAGGCCGCGCCGTACACTTCGGCAGAAGGCTCATTATCTGCGTACAGGAGGTACAGCGCGATGGCTGCAGCAAGCTCCGACTTCCCGACCTTCTTACATATCTCCACAAATGCCGTGCGGAACTGCCTTGTACCGTCCTCTTTCACGACGCCTATGACATCCCTGACCAGCCTTTCCTGCCACGGGAGGAGCCAGAACCGCTTCCCGGCCCACTCCCCTTTTGTATGGCAGAGCATCTCTATGAACTTCACTGCCCTGTCGGCTTTCTCTTTGTCATAATGCGACGTCGGGAGCATGAACCGTGTCGGCTCATAGTTCTCCAGTTTTGGGTATCCCTCCGGCCTCGTTTCCGGCTGCCTTCCTGCCATGTGCTCCTCCTGCCCCGTTCAATAGTCCTGCCAATGCCTGCCTGGTTCAGTGCTGCGCTGCCGGAGGTGGCTCCTTTAATCTCCCAGCAGCTCGTCCATCTCGTCCGTATGCCCGCCGTTCCCCTCGGCGATGATCCGGCTCCTGGCGGAGGGGGTGAGCCCCATCTGCTCCGCGCATCGGGTCATCAGCCTCGCGTAGTTCTGCGCGATGGCGACCTGCGGGAACTGCTGCGGGTACCTTGACGGGGTCATGTAAAAGAGGCCCCGCTCGGACAGGAAGTCCTCTGCCTGCTTCCACCTTGCGTAGGCGAGGCAGTAGGTGGCAAACACGCCCATGTCCAGTTCCGTGAGGACGCCCAGGGCTTCGAGCTTTTTCGAGAGCCTTCGCCATTCCTTCTTTCCCTCGGCGGGCAGCCACTTCGGGCACGGCGGCGCTTTCCTTACCGGCATCGGCTCCGCCCTGTTCAGCTCCCGCTTGCCGGGGTTCCCTTCAAGTACCTTGATCGCCGTCGGCGTCGGCTTCCTCCCCCTCTGCGCCATTCCCTTACCTCCTCAATCTGTGCCGCTGTGTCTCCCACAGGCTCCGTGTTTATTCCTGCCAGCCCCTCTGCCGTCCTGCTGCAGGTCATCTGCATCAAAAAAGGACCTGCGGCTGTTGCCGTAGATCCTCTGCTGTGTGTTTATCTTCTTTTCCCGGATGCCCGTGCCGTCGGCCTTCGTGGCCTGCTGCTCACACGAAGGGCAGCTCGTCAAGCTCCTCGTCCCATTCTTCCGGAAGTTCAGGATGTTCCGATTTCTCCGGTTCCCAGTCCTCCGGCGGCTCCGGCTCCCAGAACCTGCTGGGAAGCTCGCTCCTCACCGGTACAAGCTCTTTTCTCTGTTCTGCCATCTCTTTGTCCTCCTCTGTTTTCTTCTGCTGTTGTTTCGGTTGCTGTGTCTGTATCTGCCTTGCCCTTGCTGTCCTGGTCCGGAAGGAGCGGCCCTTAAAACCGCCCCGTACTCTTTTGCCTCTGGCACCCTGCCCCATGCTGGCGGAATTTTTTAAATCCTGAAGGTGTAGGTGAGGTCCATCGCCTGCAGTTCCTTAAGCAGCTCCGCGCCACGCCTGATCTCGTCCGCCGTCCTGAGCAGTTCCTCGGCCGAAGGGCTGCCGCCCATCTTCCGGACGCTTGCCGCGACGTTCAGTTTTTCCTCGATGCGGCCTTCCCGCCAATCGGTGTTCTCCGTGGCCTCGGTAGTAATGGTGAAGTTCATCTCATCGCTCAGGATCTCCGGGAATCCGCTCCATCCGGCCGCCTTGCCAGTCTCGAATCCGTGCCGCTCCGCTGCCTTTCTGACCGCTTCCCTTGCCTCTGTCCTTGTCATGTCCTTGCCCTCCTTTTGTTTTTTCATGCCCTGTGGTTGTTTCTGCTCGGTGGTCTTTCGCCGCTCCGGGGCTTTTGCTTTTTCCCCTTTCGGTATGTGCATATTAGCGTCATGTGGGGAGAATAGCCACGCCTGTGGGGAAAATAGATCCCACAAAGATTGAAAGCCACATCGCGCCTGCTTCTGGTGGTTGTGCACAGTCTGTGGATGTCGCACGGAGGACAAAGGAAAGCGGCTGCGCCTCCCCTTTCCGGGCCTATCAGCCGGTTTCCTTCACCCTCTGTGTTTCCTGCGGCGTTCCTGTACCGTCCCTGCGCTTTTTTTCGCCTGTTCCTTCCTCCGGTGACTGGAAGAACTGCCTCACTGGAAGTTGCCCCTGTAGATGTCGTAGGCGGCGAGGAACTTGGTGCGCCAGTCCCTGTTCTGCGTCTCAAGCCCGTAAGCTATGGCGTTCGCCATCCAGTACTCCATCCATCTCTTTGCCTCTTCTTCCGTACAGGACATCGTAAGCTCGATGAAGGTTTCTTTGCAGTCAGTGTAGTCTCCGCTCTGCCGCAGTGTTTTCTCCTTGTCGTGGTAGTCGATCAGAAAGGCAAGCGCCCTGATGTCGTATGCCCCCGCTTTCGCCTTCGCAGTGAAGTCTGCGTCAAACCTCGTGAATTCGTATGCGTTCATTTCTTTCCTTTCCCAGCCTTTGCTGTGTGCTTTGTTTCTGCGGTTCTGCCCTGGTCTCCGTACCCTGCTCAACCCTGCGTCATCGCCCACATTGCGGCGCTTCCGTCGTCCTCGAATTCGACCGCGCTTGCTGCCCTCAGCCCGATGGTGCCTTCGCAGGTGTGGTCTTCGGTCAGGAATTCGTAGGCGGCCCCGAACCAGCAGGGCTTCCCCTTCCCGTTGTAAAAGTATCCTGCGAGGGCCACCCTGTCCCCGAAGGTCAGCACCTTCGCCCATCTGGTTTCCAGGTCTTCCGGCGTGGTGGGGTTCGGCAGCC